GCTTCTGGGAGCTGGAAGATGGTTTCAGTCGCCTGATTTCCATCATCCTGATCGGTCAGCCCGAGCTTCGCGGCACCCTGGATGAGCGCCGTAACTGGCAGGCCCGCGAGGTGATCCGGCGGATTGAGATTGCCGATCTCGCCCCGCTGGACGCTCACCTGGAGGGCTATCTGGGGATGAAGTTCAAGCGCTTGGGCAAAGAGGTGGGCGATGTATTCGACGCTGATGTTTACGACGCCATGCGCGAACGTCTGACTCTGCGAAGCCGCAGCAGCCAGAACGCTGTCTCGATGCTCTATCCACTGGTTATCAACAACTTCACCGTCAAGTGTATGAACCTGGCCGCCGAGCTGGGTCAGCGCAAAGTCAACGCCGATGTGGTCAAGGGGGCCTGAGTCGTCACTATGTATACTGAACAATATCTAGAGCACTACGCGGACCGGTTTGTGGAACTGGACCTTTACAGGCACGGCGTCACCTTGGAGCGGTATCTCATAGATCCTGCGGGTTGCGAATTTGCTGTGTTTGAGCTGAGGCCAATATTCGTGCTGATGCCGAGCGTGCGAGCTCGGAAACGGAGGCAGCGGGGCTGAATACCTCGGTATCGCGCCGCCACATGTGTGGCACCGTTACGCAGAAAGGCGAAGGATTGAGCCAGCTTTGCAAGGAGCTTCAGACGGCCAATTCGTAAAGGCTCTGAGAGCGCCTCTGAGGCCCCAAAGTTTTCAGGGGCCTCATGGTTCAGCTCAAAATTCATAAACACGTCAGCGAGCCGTTAAACATCTTTTGAACGAGGTTGCCGGGCGCTCTGGCAGGGAAAAGACGACTACCACAAGAAAAGCGGAAAATTGGCCTGAATTCGGATGGCGACCCAGGCTCAAGCGGGCCGGAGCTTGCCCCCTTAATGGACTGCACTCGGGCAGCTGGTATCGCCTCTAAGATTATGGCACCTTCATACACTCATGGGCATCATGCAGTAACGTTCCGGCACAGCCGGAACGGTTTATCTCTCCAGGCCGGCGCCGGAACCCGGTGCCCGGCCTTCACCTCCTCTCCCTCTGAATCAACGCTTTCCTTCTGCCTCTGCTGAAGGGCTTCACGCTCTTCGGCTTTGCTGTTCGTGGTTTTCTAGCTGAAGGCTTTCAGGAGGAGGACCGCTATGCAGCCACCACTAGCACAGAACACTAACGACGACCTCATGACGGCATACCGTGAAGGGCTCTTCTCCGATGAGGAGCTTCTGGCGGCAGCGGGTGCGGATTTCAGGGCCTTGGTTGAGCGGTCGCCGGCGACCGCAATTCGCCTGGCTGATTCGCTTAGCGGGGTGCGCCTTTATGTCCCGGCCCGCCTGACCGACGAGAGTCGGCTGAAACAGGCTGTCAACGAATCTGAAGCCCAGACGGTTATCAGCCTTTACCGAACGGACACGTTGCATATTCCGCGCTTCGTGTCTCTTCGGTCGGCCATTCGGCGCCGAAAGATCACGGCCCTGCATGATGATGGCTGGAGCCCGCCCCAGTTGGCCCTGCACTTCCAGCTTACCGAACGCCAGATCTATTCAATTCTGCGTCGTTGTCGACTGGAGGCGGCCGCTGGGTCGCGCCTGGAAGACCGTCAGTCAGATCGAGTCGAGCAAACCACGCCCACCAGGGCGATAAACCCAAAGTAAGGAGATTTCAAGGTGACCATGAACCTTAATCAAGCGCGGGTCATTGACCCAGTATTAACCGACGTCGTTCAAGGCTATAGCCATCCGGAGCGAATCGGGCACGTGCTCTTTCCGCGTGTGCCCGTTCTGGCTCGCGGCGGGCAAGTCATCGAGTTTGGCAGAGAGTCCTTCCGGCGCTACAAAACTCGCCGGTCGCCGGGGGCAAACACCAGGCGATTGCAGTTCGGCTACCAGGGTAAGCCCTTCGTGCTTGTCCAGGACGCCCTGGAGGGATTGGTTCCTCACGAGCATGTCGAGGACGCTCAACAGGTGCCGGGCATTAATCTTGGCACGGGTGCGGTTAATGAAGTGATGGACATCCTGACGCTGGCACTGGAAATCGAGCAGGCCGAACTGGCGACCAACCCCGACAACTATGGGGTCGACAACAAGGTCACGCTTTCCGGTACCGACCAATGGAGTAGTCCAGACTCAGACCCGGCGCTACAGATCCGCGAATATCGCGAGGTCATTCGCGGTCGCATCGGCACGCGACCGAACGTCATGGCGTTGTCGGCTTCCGGCTTCAATGCCCTGGTGGAACACCCGAAGATCGTGGAGCGCTTCAAGTACACATCAAGCGGCTCAGTTACGACCGAGATGCTCGCGCAGCTGTTCAATCTTCGAGAGGTCGCTGTTGGTGAGGCGGTCTATATGGATGAGGGCAACGAGCAGATGAAGGACGTGTGGGGCAACGAGGCGATACTGGCCTACGTCCCTGAGCAAGTGACCTCACGCCGCGCGCCGTCATTCGGCTACACCTACACGCTCGAAGAGCATCCCATGGTTGAGGAGACCTACTTCGAGCGCAACGCTAAGTCCTGGATCTATCCGGTCACCTACGAACGGATGCCGGTTTTGTCCGGTATCGATTCAGGCTTCCTGATTCAGGATCTGGTAGCGGCTGGCTAACGCCTGAGGAGTGACGTTATGGCAAAGCAAGTTATACAGGCGCTGGATCGGTTGGAGTTGGCGGAGTTCAGAAAGCTTTCGGAGCGTGATCTTCGCCACCTCGCCCTGCTGTGTGCACATGGCCGCCAGCAGGCTGAGGCGGAGCTGGCCAGGCGCCGGCCCTCTTTCGGCGAGCGCCGCCGGAGGCGTGATCGTGATGTGGTGAGCTTTGCAGGCGAGCGGAGTCAAGACGCGGTGAGCTTCGCGATGGACCTTCAATCACGACCAGCCAGGTGTCGATAATCAGAGGTGACCATGAATAAAAGAGAGCCTGTTGTTCTCCAGATTGGCAGCCAGCGCCACCAGGGCTGGCAGGAAGTCCGCATTCGCCTGTCCCTGGAACAAATCGCCGACAGCTTCGAGCTGACCCTGACGGAACGCTGGGCTGAACAGGGCGTGTCACGCCCGATAACGCCCGGCGAGGCTTGCACCGTGAGCGTGGGCGATGAGTTGGTGGTAACTGGCTACCTGGACGAGGTTTTGCCGGACTACGACGCAACGAGTCACACCATCGCCGCCAGCGGTCGCAGCAAGGCGGCGGACTTGATCGACTGTAGTGCGGTGCTCAAGCCGTTTAACGGACAAACCCTGGTGAAGATCGCGAACGCGCTTACCGCGCCTTATGACATTGAGGTGATTGACAGGGCCGGAGCCGATAAGCCCTTTCGGGAGTTCGCTATTGAGGAGGGGCAGCCTATTGCCGAGGCGCTGGAGCGTGCCGCACAGATTCGAGGAGCCCGCATCGTAAGTGATGCGCAAGGTCGCCTGGTGATCGTGCATGCCGTACAGCGCGAGATCCAAACGCCGCTGGATCTGGGCCGGAACATCCGCAAGGGGTCCGGAGCGTTCAGTGATCGGGACCGGTTTCACACCTACATCGTTCAGGGCCAGCTGCCAGGCACCGACGACTACTACGGGGAAGATGCGGCAGGGCCCATGGCCGAAGCCAGGGATCCTCGAATCCGGTCTCCTCGAAGCACGCTGATCGTGTGCGATACCCCAGCAGATGCCGCCGATTGCAAGGCGCGGGCAGAGCTGGAGGCCCGGATGCGGTGGGCCAAAGGACGGGGCGTGACCTACACGGTCGGCACCTGGCGGCATGAACAGGGCGTTTGGCGACCGGGGGACCTGGTGCACGTGCGTGATGCGTATTTGGGGCTGGACGACCAGATGCTGATCAGCGACGTGCAGCTAATCGAGAGCAGCCAGGGACGCACCGCTGAGCTGCGTGTATCGCCGCCGGCAGCCTTTGAGCCAGTACCGATCGCTGAGCCTCAAGCCGACAGCAGCAATGGAGTATTGGGTTGGGTGCCCTCGATAAAGGCCCCCACAAACAACTAATGAGGAGTGAGTAATGGAAGGCACTAACAACACCGCGAGCATTGATGAAGTTGGGAGCAGAGAGCGCGTCGAGCATACAGCCGACAGCGTGATCGTGAAGCTGCATGAGCCGATTACCTTTGTTGTCAGCAATGCCGAGGGAGAGCGTACGGTTGAGACGCTGACGTTCCCACGGAAGGTCAAAGGGAAGCACTTGCTGGCAACCGATCAAGCCGAGGGTGAGATGGGTAAGAGCCTGGCGCTGCTTGCAAAGCTCGCGGGTATCCCTCGCCTGGCTGCGCACGAGCTGGATGGACGAGATATTGACCTTTGCATGGAAGCCATTGAGCCATTCCTACCTGGTCATCGGGTGATGGGTGATCGATAAAGTAAGCGCAGGCTGAGGGGAAAGGCTATGAGCAACATGGTTACAAGCGTTGTCATGGAGCTGGTGGACCGGGTGAGCGGCCCGGCTCGACGGCTTCAGCAGTCTCTTTCGGGGATTTCACGGCGGGCGGGCCTTGACCGTCTGACTTCCTCGGCACGTCGCCTCAGCACCTCGCTGAGAGGGGTGATCGAGCAGGCGCGTGGTTTGACTCAGCGACTGGCCATCATCGGTGGTGCCGCTGCGGGTGCAGTTTGGGGCATGGAGAGGCTGGTGTCCGGGGTCACGGATGCAGGGACGGCGGTTTTGGAAAGCTCTGAGCGGCTGAGCGTCGGTACTACTTGGCTTCAGGAGTGGCAGAGCGTCGGTCGACAATTTGGGGTTCAAAACGAGGCGTTGGCCGATGGATTGAAAGAGCTGTCTATGCGGGCCGATGAGTTCGTTGTCACGGCGGGCGGACCGGCTGCGGATGCGTTCAAGCGCTTGGGGATCGGCATGGATGACCTGCGCAAAACCGAGGGGCGCACCGAGGCCGTGTTCGACCTGGTGCGAGGTAAGCTTTCAGAGGTGCAAAACGCTGCCGAGCGGCAGCGTATAATGGATGAGGTATTTGGGGGCCAGGGCGGTGAACAGATGGTGGAAATGCTCCAGGCCAGCCGCGAAGAGATCGAACGGATGATGGAAGCGGCGCATGAACGTGGTGCCATCCTGAGCCCGGAGGAGATCGAGAGCAGCCGCCAGTATACGCGGCAGATGGGTGACTTCCGGCAGGTGTTGTTTGGCATCCAGACTCAGGTGGTCGGGCAGCTTCTGCCAGGCATTACCAAGTGGATCAAAAGTACCGGAGTGCTCGCACAAGAAAATCGCAAGGCTATCGGGGTTGAGATCGTCTCGGGCCTGAAAGCGTTCTGGCGAGGTCTGGAGCGCATCGGGCAGGCGGCTGGATTCGCTGCCGGAGCTGTCGGAGGGTTTGGTAACCTGGCCGCGATTGTTGCTGGGGTGCTGGCGAGCAAGCTCGTGGTATCTGTCATCCGAGCGGGCATTTCGGTTGTCCAGTTTGGTCGAGACGTGGCGCGTGTTGCTCTCAAGGTGCTTCCTCGATTCGTTGTAGCGCTTGCCAAAGCTTCTCTGGGGCTGGTGCGACTGACCACCCGAGCGGTTGCAGGCGCGGTTATCGGCTTGGCTGGATTAGCGCGCGGGATGATGGGCTTGGCAGCGAGGGCTATTCCTGCGGCGATTGCCGGTATTCGCGCCCTGTCTCTCGCCCTCCTAACCACTCCGGTTGGCTGGATTATTACCGGCGTGGCGGCTGTGGCCGGCGCTGTGTACGCAATCTACAAGAACTGGGGGACTGTCGGTCCGTGGTTTCGGAGCATGTGGGCAAAAGTCGCTGGTTTCTTCCAGCAGGGCATCGGCGAGATTGCCAAGGACTTGTTGTCTTTCAGTCCGGCAGCGTTGCTATTGAAGGGCATCGACGCCGTGTTCGAGATGTTCGGCGCTCGCCCCCTGACCGAGATTGGTAAGGAGTGGATTGGCGGTCTGTGGGGTGGCATCTCGGATCAATGGACGCAGCTGACCAGTTGGCTTTCACAGAAGATGACTGAGTTGACTGGTTGGCTGCCTGATTGGGCTACGGATCGGCTGGGCTTGGGTGGCATGGCCGCACCGCAAGCCAGCGGCGCGCCTGTAGCCGAGGGGCGACCTTCGGCCATGCCTGCCCCGGCACGCGCAGATGTGGGCGGGGAGCTACGTATCGTTGTGGATTCGGAGGGTCGCCCCCGTGTCTCAGAGATGCGGCGAAATGGGGGCATGGACTTCGACGTTGAAAGCGGTGTCTTGGGGGTGGCACCGTAACCAGAATTTAGGTGGCGGTTACAGCGTATTTAAAGCCCTTGTAACCGCCCTCTGAGCAAGAGCGCAAGCCGGGCCAGAACCTCCCGACCCGGTTCAAAACTGGAATACCTATCCCATCTAGTGAAAAATACGAAAATCGTATTATCGTGCGCCAAGGGCGTGAATTATCTTGCGGCGCTACAGGATGGTTC